AACGGCTTCATAATCACGAATAAAATTAAGAAGCAAGCCTGTGAGTAGAACGATGTTTGCAGCGGGCATAACGGACATTATAAAGATAGACAGGGCGATTCCGTAGGTTGCCTTAGGTGCAATTTGTGGGTCGTAACGGTGCTTGATATCGTATTTCAAATCGTTTACAAATAGCACCACAGCTATCGGTAGGCAAATTGCAGTAGGAATTAGATACCCGTATATAAATAATGAAGTCATTTGAGCACCACTGTCATTGAATCCGTAACGTCGAGTTTAGTTTCAACTAATTTTTCCACATTCGCGGCCTTAACCAAAATGCCTTCCTGAATTGCAATGTCTGAAGTTTCTAGCAATAGCTGCTCAACGGAAAATTTTGAAACATGTTGCCATTGGGACGTAGATACCGACTCTGAAATCTTGACCAAATTATCCATAAACACGCGTAGGTTGGCGTGTTGTAGATAACCAATCATCCCACCAGGTCGAAGTGTAATTTTAATCATGTGAAGTCCCGATCAATAATTGGTTTTGTTGAACTTCTAGCAACTTTTGCATTGCCTTCCGAAGCGGTTGCAAGTGTGCCATGTTTTGACGCTTTGCTTTAGTGAGCATATACACCACATGAGAAATCAGGGGGTATTTTGGGTTATAAGGAAAACGTTCGGCAGGCTTTGCAGTTGCAATTTGAACCCCAACTTCAGGATCAAATACACTACCTACACATTCTGCGTGGTAGATATGCAACATATCCCCACAAACATCTACGACCAACGTTACACCCTCAGTCTTCACGAACGTACCGTCTTGGTGTTTAGGTTGCGCGTGTAATACGCTACGAATTTTATTTGATGTAACTGTGGCTAAGTGTGTCATTTTGCTCTCCTTTGAGTTTAACTGCTTGATGTGTGTATTATACACACATCTAAACAAAACACAAGCAGATTACGCTCACTCATTACCTTCTTGGATAGTGTCGGAACCTGTGTAGGTCGCACCTCTTCGAGCTAACTCACCATCGATCAAAATTTTCATATCTGCCAATGAATCCGCTTTCAGCACAATAGAGTCATCGTGCATACCAATCGAGAAGTACAATTTAACAATCCATGTCATATATTATCCTCCATCGCCGACGTGCCAGGTTTGTAATACAAACCTGGCACTATTATCATTTCAAGTTCTTTGTGTTGAACGCTTCGATAAGTTGAATCTTCAGCGTGCGCAAGTGAGGCATATTACGACGGCGCGCCTTGGTTACCAAGTACATTGCATGTTCAACCAGCGAATACTTAGGATTGTAAGCGATTGTTTCTGGTTCTTTGTCGAGAGCTGCTGCAAACCCTTCCTTTTTAGAAAACGTGTCAACACATTCAGAATGAAAAATTTTCAGTTCTTTAGTATCGTGGTTGATGTCAAACACCAAAGTTACCCCTCGGTTCCCAACAGGACAAACCTTCCCAGTTTTACCTTTAGTCATAGGGCGCACATAGCGAATGACACGAACGACATTCGCAGGTGCATCATTTGCTTCAGATTTTAGGTTAAATTTAACTGCACCGCCGATCAGTGCGAACTCCTCAAGAATCATGCCAACCTTTAGGGAGATATTATTACGCCCAAGTTTAACAATTTTAACAGTTGCTTCTTTTCCTTTTCCGATAGTGTCGCCCCATTTAATAACTTCTACTTCAGCACCGTTTTCACCAACCCAAATTTCGCGGGGTGTAGGGGCTTCAAGTTTTGTATATTTTACAGAAGTGTCTCCCAGCACCTTAAACTTATTACTTGTGATATTCGAACGAGTGATATAATTGCCCTCCTTGATCAGCTTAACAATTGCACGCTCTTTGCTCAACCATTCAATGATTTCGATAACACCGCCGTCACTACCGACGTATCGTTCACCGACACGAGCGGCATCTACGCAAGGCTCAGTCTGAACCTTGGCAACGGGTGTGTACTTGACGGTGCCGCCATACACAGTAAATTTTAAAGATTCTGAGGTGCGATCTTTTGTTATATGGTCGCCGTCCTTAATGACTCGGATGAACGCATATCGAGTGTCAATCCACTTAATGATTTCGATGACACTGCCGTCACTCCCAGCAAACTGCTCGTTTTCAGCGACGTGTTCGGAAACGACTTCCTTAACTAACCGAGCGCACCGAGCACCGCCTTCAAAATATACAATTCGATTTCGTGTTTGGCCAGATGCGGAGTAATACTCTTCAACATTGGCTACTTCGACGATTTTACCATCTTTCAGTTTATACTTCTTTCCCACTTCAATCTCACGCGCTCGCATGGCTGTTCTCCTTAACGGTTGATTTGTGTTGCTTGATATGTGTATTATACACAAGTTTTAAAAAGTGTAAAGTAGTTTATCTAGTTTTTAAAAATTTTAGATATTCACTAAGTTCATCTCGAAGGAGCTTCACTTTGTCAAAATACATTTGATCTGTATCAGACGCACTTTGATGTAGCCAAACCTTTTGGTGGCAATCCGAAATTTCAACATACGCCAATTTCTTTGGAATACGACCTTCCACATTCTTTCCGAAGAAACAAACGACAGACCCAGTAGAGCTAGATTTTGAACTATTTAACCAAACTCTGCGATTGTAGGATTTACCCATCATAGCCTCACAATAAAAATGGGGCTTGAATTCAAGCCCCATTTGCCATTAACTAACTTAATTCACTTAGAAAGAAGTACCAATTTCATCCCAATACGCCACAAGTGTACCAACAGGCAACACACGATTCACAGAAGTAGATTGCATGTAGATATCGAAATTTCCGTGATTACCGGGTTTGATTTTGATGGTTCCTGTATGCGGAAGCCCTAACAAATCGCGGGCGGCTGCTCCGCTATACATTGCGCCAGTGGCTTTATCACGAATCAACACTTGCTTGTATTCTTGCAAGGTTTCAGTTTTCATCAATTGATAAAACAGAGACCCCTTCTTCAAGACGACTCCGAGCGCATCTTTAATGAATGAAGCTACCACATTGTTGCACCCTGGAGTCACGGTCAACAATTTCACTTTATCGGACACGTCAACCAAAGTGCGCTGTAAAGTCTTTTCCGCAATTGAATCTACGTTTGTGTAGAAGACTTGAGTTTTAGTCTTACCTGTAGAGCGAGCTTGGTAATAACGCGCAACTGCCGTAACATTATCCGCACTTGCTTCACTTAAACCTTTGGTTGTAGTAGTCCACACCTGAATGTTGTCCGCTGGAATGCCATAACGAATCAAAGTCTTTTTGGAATCGTCGTCCGGCACACGAAACGTAAACGTCCATTGGTCGGTTGCCTGCAATTCTTTGATCAAGTCAGCAATTTTAACCCCATTATATTTTCGGGAGCTATTGTCATAACCATCTGTAGTAACTTGAATCAACCCCGCATCGCCAGCAGCCAATTTAATCTTAGCTCGCATGGTTTCAACTAACAGCCCAACCGCATCCCACAACGGCGTTCTGCATCCTGAAGCATCGTATTTTGGAAGTTTTACAGATTGTAAATTTGTAGTTGGCAACACCACGACATGAGCAAGTCTGCCATAATTAGCCCCACACTGCACCACAGTTACAGAAGTTTCGCTCACTTTACTACCATCAATCAACGCGTCAATTGTAGAATTAAAATCTTTGAGTGCGGCGGATTGATACGAGCTCATTGAGCCGCTGTTATCAGTTACCAAACCTACGAATGTTTTACCAACACGTGTGGCGGGCTGAATATCACGAGGATCGGGAATGTGTGCGGTTGGGGAAACCGCTTCTGCAGCCTTTGCGGCAGCAGTTTTCAAGGAACGGGTGGGGCGTTTAGGTTTTGCAGGGGAGGATTTAGGAGTTGCGAACGTAAACGTGCCATCAGCATTGCGAGTGAATGGGTATTTGAATTTATTTTCAGCTCGCATTTTATCAAAGATACGAGCAACAGATTTTGAATTCAAATGTGGGTGCGCTTTCATAACGTCCCCAACCACACCAGCCTTAGAAACTGGAGTAGCTGGGAGCGTATCAATTACGCTGTTAATGATATTTGCAATTGTCATTTCAATTCCTTATTTGCGTTTTGCTGTAGTCTTGCGAGCGGGTTTGACCGGTGACAAAACATATTTGCCACGCCCAACTTTTGCTACTTGGGGCAGTTCGCCAGCCTTAATCAACGCAAGGATACGTCGATATACGGACGGCTGAAACAGTTCTGGGTGATCACGCCCAACCAACAGTGTCATTTCTTTCAGGTTAGTGTTGATCTTTGTTGCTTTACGGGTCAAAGAGGTTTTAATTTTAGAATCAATGCGCATGATATTCCTTTTCAGAGTGTTAAATAAATGTGTCTGTGTGACGCTTGTAATTATACACATAACTAAAATTATTACAAGCGTTTTATTGTAGTTCTTACATTTCGGAAAGTTGGTTAGTCAGGAACGTATTTTCATTTATAAGCCTAACAACTTCTTGTTCATTAAAAGAGTAGTCTTGTCGTAGAAAATTGAATAGCTCACTAAGCTCGCGCAATTCAGCACACAATGCCTTAACTGTGTCGTTTCCGCAATTTGCTCGCAATGCGGCATCTACAAACTCGTGCGGAAAGTGATAATCATATCGATTTCGTCTAGGAAGTAGCATACAGATCAGCTCTTAAAGGTGTGCATTGCGGCACGAAACGATGTTTTCAGTCGATCGACAACGTTAGGACCCACTGTAGTTTCGGTGTAAACAACTTTCTCTAAGGTAGAAACAGGACGTTCGCCTTGCAACGACCCCCAAATCTGCCCCCAATTGCCACTCATTGCACCTGTTGAATAGTCGGTAGCAGTTACCTCAAAGAAATTTGCATGGATGGGAGCGTTGATCATTTCATCAACCCAAGGTAAATTGTTTTTCTTAACAACCTTCCCATTTTCGCCTTTGAAAATACCTTTTAGCCCCATACCAATCAAACGTCGATTTGCAATATAGCGAATATATTGCTTAACATCGTCCTTAGCCAACCCGCGCATGATAGGGTTTACACCATAACAAAGATCGATGAAATTGAACTCTAGTTCTACCATCTTTTCAGCAATGGAATATAGTTTCTGCTTGAGTTCGTCATTCCATAAATGTCGATTTTCTTCGATGTGTGCGCGGAAGACTTTAGTTAAACCTTCGACGTGAGCGGTTTCATCCACGATTGACCACGTTACGATTTCACCCATACCTTTCATTAAACCGTGTCTAGGATAATTCAGCAACATCACGAATGAGCTGAACAATTGCAGCCCTTCTGTAAATGCGCTAAAGACTGCAATCTGTTCCGCAAGTTGATCCTTGTTACCAGTCGAATACTGACCAACAAAATCGTGCTTATCACGCATTTCCGCATATTGCATAAACTCACTGTAGATAGAGTCTGGCATACCCAGCGTTTCAATCAGGTTAGAGTACGCCGCGATATGAACTGCTTCACGCGCAGCGAAGCTCAATAACATCATTCTAACTTCAGGTTGCTTAAATCTTGGTAGATAGTTGGTAATATATCCACCCGCGACGTCGATGTCGCCTTGAGTGAAGAATCTAAACAAATTGGTCAGCAGTGCTTTGTCATCATCGTTCAGCTTAGAAGCCCAATCATGCACGTCGTCGTGCATCCGAACTTCCGTGTGTAGCCAGTGAGCTTGCTCTGACGCGAGCCAAGCATCGTATGCCCATTCGTAGTTCATTGGACGATAAAAATTACGTTCTGAGGTGATGTCTTTCTTTTTACTGTGATTAACCATATTCATTCCTTTATTGGCAGGCCAAGCATTCTGTGTCTTCTACAATTTCTTGCAAGTTGATTCCGTCTAATATCTTTCGCTCTACCGCCTGTGACACTTTGTCCGCTTTAGTAATCTTATCGGTTCGGCAATAGTACAACGTTTTCAACCCCTTCTTCCATGCAGCGAAGTGAACGGCGTGTACATACTTGATATCAGCAGTTGGTCGAAATGCTAAGTTGATAGACTGAGCTTGATCAACTTTTAACTGTCGGTCTGCCGCCAAGTCAATGATCCAGCGTTGGTCAATTTCCTTCCATGTTCGAAACACCATCTTATCATGTTCGTCTAACTCAACACGGTGCTGAACAGAACCGTCGTTAGAAATAACGTCTAACCAAAACGCTTGGATTTGTTCGTCGTCAAACCCATACTTAGCTCGCATCAACTTTTCCAAATGCTTATTCTTATTCAGGGACGGGCCAGACATCGTATCTTGTCGATATGCGTTCGCGCTATATGGCTCAACAGACGGGCTAGTATTACCCATCAAAATTGACGACGTTGCATTTGGAGCAATTGCAATTGAGTGACTAAATCTGCGACCATATCCCTTACAATCAGGACACTCCCCACGTTCTTTGGCCAAGCGTTTGTTAGTTGCTAACACTTGTTCGTAGATATGATTAGCAATTTTTCGGTTGACAACCTTGGCAGTAACGCTTTCAAACGCGATGTTATTCTTTTGAAAATATGCGTGTAGCCCTAGCTGCCCCAATCCGACATCTCTAGCCATCTTTGCGGAATACACCGCTCTGCGCATTGTGTAAGGCGCATTTCGGATGAAATACTCTAACACATTGTCGAGCATTTCCATGATATCGGGAATGAAGTGCGAATCATCTTTCCAGTCATCAAAATGCTCGATATTAACGGAACTCAAACAACACACCGCTGTTCTGTCTTTATTTGCAACTGCTGTGATCTCAGTACACAAATTAGACATTTTAGTCCATAAAGACTTCTTCTTATTCCACTCGCCCGTCGCTCGATTAGTAGTGTCGATGAAATGAATCATAGGCTGCCCTCGCCCAGGACCCATTCTATAGTCAATCAATTTTTGCCACAATTCTCTAGCAGAAACTACCGCACGAACTTCTCCGCTATGCGGATCGATCAAAGGCCAGGAATCGTCAACCTTAGCATCGTACATAGACGCCTCAATCAGTTCCATAAACGCGTCCGGGATATTAACCGCGTGGTTCGTATTTAGACAACGTAGATTTGGATCGCCAGTTACCTTACGAATGTCCAAAAACTGAATAATATCAGGGTGGCTAATATCAAGATATGCTGCAAATGACCCTCGTCGAGTTGTTCCTTGTTTGTACGCGATCGAATCGGCGTCGTATGCTTTTAAATGTGGCATCACCCCAGTAGATTTTTCATCCTTCGAGCGAATACCAAACCCGATACCAACCCCGCCACCACCCATAGACAGTGCCTTTACCTCAGATGAAGTGTTGACTAAGCCGTCCGCACTATCGTCAATCCAAGACAAGAAACAGCTAATAGGCATCCCTTGCTTTGTCCGACCAAATGCGAAAATTGGAGAGGAATACGACAGCCAATGCTTACTGGCGTAATCATACAGGCGTTGCGCATGTGCTTCGTTCGAAGCAAAGGACTTAGAAATATACGCAAGCCGTTCTTGTGGGCTAGTCTCCCCGTCTTTGAAATAAGACTCTTTAATACGCGATAGCCCAAGCGAGTCAAATAGTTGATCCCTACTCATGTCCATTTTTACGCGAAACTTCTCGCGCTTCAGTTCTACAGGCCACTTCCAAGTTGGCGTCAGTGCAGTAATCATTACATTCCTCGTTAAAATTAAAAATAACCACTAGCTTCACTAGCTGGCTCATATAGCATCCCAGCAACTTCACAAATCGTCTTCACTGGACTAATAAACGTCTTTTCAAACATTAAGTCATAGTCGATATATTTTGTTAGATCAAATTCCGTCGGTATTGTAGCACCTGTGAACCCAATAACATTTTCGCGGGTTGGGTTCTTTGGGTCGAGATATACATACTTAATTTTAGTGCCGTTCGTGATGGGTTGGATGTTTCGCTCTAAATCTAGCTCAGACACCAAATAGTTGTGCATAATCGCAGCTCTGACAAATATGGGAGTTCCAGATTTATATGGCACGCCACTTTTAGATTGATTTTGCCACTTCGCCACGTTGCTCACACCTGTGGCGAACGCGATCGTGTCTAACGGATATGTGTGATAGTTCTGTCTAAAATTTGAAACATATTCTATCAGGCCTTGCTCGTCATTTGCCAAGATGAGCTTATACACATCTTCTAAAGACGAACGAACTTTTCTAGGGACGTCGGAACGTTTAGACTCTAGCCCAACGACAAAGAATTGGGGTTCCGCATATACAACACCTTCGTTATCTACAGCGTAACCAACATATCGTTTCTTGCGGATAAACACGGAGACAGAAATGATCTTTTCGCGTTTTAACCCCATCATAGAGCGAGTAACACCAGTCATATCAACAACATCTTTGATATATTGTGCTGCTAGGTCTTGAAATTTAGTATCGATCGCCTTTGTGAGTTGAGCTTGGTTCATTCCAAACTTTTCTTGGAATAGTCCTAGATACAAATACAGAGAATCTGTATCCCCAGCAATCACGAAATCGCGTTCGGGTTCATTACAAATTTTCCTCAGGTATTTGTTAAACTCATCCTGACAATGCAAGATATACCCCTGGCCAGAAATAGTGATTGCAGCAGCAAGCGCAACTTCAAACAAATGAAAATGTTCAGACCCAAACGCACCATAAAGCGAATTCAAGCAAATTTTGATCACTTGTTCCTTCACACTTAGCAACTCGGCAGCATCTTTCAACTCTGTTAATGTGTGATCCGCTTCATACTTACGCTTCAACGTCTTCATTTCGTCCTTTGCAGATTTTCGGTCTGCAAACATATTTCTAACCAACCGAGGAATGACTGCATCTACGTCGGTTCTAAACACTTCCCCATTACCACATATACACATGTGGTTGGCTAACAAAGCCTCCGACACCTCAGCAGGTAGCGAATTGTCACGCATGTGTTGCGTGATGTTAGTTCGCCAGTATTTTCTGACAGGGACAGGAATTTCGTCGTAAGACCTAACCAAAGATTCGGGACTGATACAATGTGAAGCCATTAGTGTTGGGTATAGGGAAGTAAAGTCAAAGCACGTTACCCAGTTGTAAAAACCTGGTATGGTGTCCTTGACATACGCCCCTTCGTATGCTTCACTTTTAGATGCACGCGAACGTGGTGGTAACACGATGTTGTGGCTCATCAACTCATTGTGAATAATAGCTGTCCACAGTGCTACAGGACCCAATGCCGATTCGTAGTTAATTTTCGCCCGATACGCAAGCATCATTTGAACGGCAAACAAGTTCTTTTTCTTGTCTAGTTTCAGCGGGATTGCGACGTCTTGGAGGTTGTATGAACAAAATCTATCCCATGAATCTGCCCGAATTTCTGATTTGAGTTGAAGTCTTAACTCTATAAGGTCTTCTGTGCTTAACTTCTCGATGTCATCTAACATATCACTCTTTCACTAAATAGGTGTGAGTCGCGAAATTGGGCGTTTCCACTCACTCTAATCATTCTAACATAAACACGAGGTTTACATGACCAGCAAAACCATATATGGCGATTTCACGCCCACTTATCTCTACATCAAACAACACACTGTTACCGGAATGCTATATTTCGGAAAGACTATTAAATCTAACCCAGTCACATATACAGGATCTGGCGTTTATTGGAAGAAGCATATCAACAAACACGGTAAAGAGCACGTTGTTACTCTTTGGCACGAATTATTCACTGATAAAGAAGAAATGGTTCATTTTGCACTTAACTTTTCTCTGTCTATGAATATCGTAGAATCAGATCAATGGGCAAATCTAAAATGTGAGAATGGCCTCGACGGCGGAAACGATAAAGGTTATGGACTAGGTAGAGTCCATACTAAAGAAACGAAAGATATGCTAAAAGAGCATTTCAAAACTAATCATTGGTCGAAACTAGGAATACCACACCCGCTTCAAGGAAAATTTCATTCCGAACAATCAAAACTAAGATGTTCCGAAAATAAGTGCAAAAACGTCGTTACACTTATTTCACCCAACAATGACGTATATCATTTCTTGTCAACTAGAGAGCTGATCAAATTCTCTAACAAACACAAATTATCGTTCGATTGCATCAAATTATATTCTAACCGAGGCACCGTTCCCGATATTACAACTCCTAACCGACTAAAATATCCTAAAAGAATAAATTTAACAGGTTGGAAGATCGTCACCACACCTAAAAATTTACACCCCTCTTGATAAGCTCCTGTTCAATTAAATGAACTTTATATGCTTTTAATTTAATTTCATACATTTCGTCCGCTGGGTCGGGTTCTTCTGTAACTACCAAATTCCCTTCAGCGAAGTTGTAAAGACTACCGTACTCTTCTTCATACGCAACTTTAGTCTCTCCCAACTCTATTCGGGCAATTGTATCTAACTTATAGTTTTCTTTCTCGCCAGGAACGTGCTTCTTATATAGTTCGATGTAGTCTAATTGAGCGACCCCACTGATAACTACCTCAGCACGAACGTCGTCCCTATCCTCATTTTTCCACGAGTATTTCTCCCACGGGCTCAACTTAGATGCGACGTGTTCGCCGAATAAATTTTCAATTCTTCGAAAGATGTAAGGTAAGTCAAATGTGCTACTATACCAGCCAGACAAAACGTCAAATTCTACAGTTTGCATAAACTGTACAAACTTTAGAAGGCGTTTCTTTTCGTCTGGTTCGCACAGATACCTCACGTTTGACGACTTAGGGGTGTATGGGTGTTCTCCAAATGTAAAGAACGTATTTGTTGTAGAATCGTGAATTGTGATTAGGTTGATGGGCCAGGCAGCGTCGGCAGGATCCGGAAACCCCTCACCGTCAGGAACACTTACTTCAATGTCCAAAATCCCGATGCGAATTTTGCTTATGTCGTACTCTACGGGGCTTGGATATGTGTCGTTTAAGAACAGCAAGGTGTAGTCCTGAACCCCGTAGAATGTCATTCCAGACACATCTCGCATATTCTTGACGAATTGCTTTGCGTCTGCGATCGTGTCGAATTTTTTGGGCTTAACAACTTGCCCGAACAGATCCCGATAAGAGTTTGCTACAGAGTAATCGGGTGCGCCGTTTGTGAACAGTGTAGGAGAAAACGCGCTTGTCTTTTCTTTTTTACGAACGCCATTTTCGATGAAACGGTGATATACGGTAGATCCGCGAACTTCAACGTCTGTGTAGAATTTCATTTTCTTCAGTGTAAATTAAAACAATTGCATTATAGTTTACACTGAATGTCTAAACAACGATTAAAACTAGATACCTTTCATGACGGGAGGTGGGTCGTTTCTACTTCTCGGCGCACCATTTTGAATGGAGCGTAGTACATCTTTAAACCCAGTTGGAACTACCTGATGTAGTCCCCTAACACCAGACACGATGCCTGGCGCACCTACAACCATCTCTAACTTAGAGCCACACACCTTGCAATCTAATCCAGTTCGTTCTTCTATGGTACAGAAACGCTCAACGGTTTCATTACATGTTGGGCAGTGAAAGTTATACAGTGGCATCTTTTACCCCTAGCAAAGATTTTAGTTCATCCCAATCAATTCCAGGATACATTTCTTCAAGCGTGCCGTCGAACGTATTTTCCAAGATTAGAATTTCCGCCATGCTGATGCTAGTGTAAACCATTTTCTTCAAGCGCGTGCGGGTTGTTAGTGGCTCTAAAGGATTGACAATAGCCTTGATTCGGGGCATATTTTTTTGAATAGAGCTATATGCGGGCACACCTTCTTCTGGCAAGTCATATTCAACATTTGCCAAAGGTTTAGGGTCAAACTTACCTTTCACTTCAGTAAAATACCAGATCAGATATTCCTTAAAGGCATGAACTTGTTCGAAGTAAGCAATCGCCAAGTCTTTACGACTTTGAACGTCGGGGATGCCCTCGATATATTCTAAGATTGAAGCGATGTCGTGTAATAATGTTCGGATTGTCATGTTAGTAGATCCAAGTCTGATAAAAATGTGCTAGAAATTTGAGACAGCTCTTTTTGTGTAAGGTACGCAAAAATCGCAGCTTTATCCGGCAGTTTTGTGGGTGTAGCGTATGCTTCTAAAATCCTATCCTTCACAATTTGAGGTATAAACTGAAAGTCTATCAGCTCTCGGTTTTGTTCAAATCTAGCCGCAATATCCGCGTCGCCAATCCCGTCGAGTTTGAATTTAGCAATCTTGCTAGATGTCATTGCCTTTTGGCGAATTTTATCCGTGAACGAATTTGTTGGTGACAAGATGTTTGGAATGCCGTCACCAACTTCCCCTTTGCAAATCTTAACAAACAAATTGTGTTCGGCATTTTCATCGAGCACGATCGCCTTTTTAAAAGGCGAATATATTTGCACATTAGGATATCGACAGCACTGGTTGAAATCTGAGTCTTTGGCGTGTATCAATACCGGAGTTTGAACAGTTGAAGCAATAACCCCAATAATATCATCAGCCTCAACCCCGTCAATTTCAATCATTTTGAACGGAAACACACTTCGAAGTTCAGATTTAATTGTTTCGTAAGCAGTAAAAAACGCACTCCAGTCAAAACTGTCGGCGTTTCTATTAGACTGTCTGTGCGCTTTATAGAAAGGGTATTTTTCCTTTCTCCAATTACCTTTACCGTCAAACGCAAGAATCAATTCTGGATATGCTCCCTTGAACCGCTTTCTATTAGAAAGGATGGAGTTTAGAATGAGGTGTCGTAGAAATTTTATATCCGTAATATCTTCGCCTGTCATTGCAGACTGCGCCTTCGCAGCACTGACAGCGACGCTAGACATATCAATCAAGCACACACCTTTTGGTGTTCCTGCGCCAAAATAATCTTCTAGTGTGCTCAATCCGGTTTCACCCAATTGTGTTCACCCCAAGAATTAAAACCTAAAACTTCTACTCTACCGCAACGAACGCAACGACGTTTCGCACCTTTTTCGCGATACCAGTCGTGTTCGTATATCCAACATACCAACCCCAAAAGAAAATTCATTTTAAACCTCCAGTACAATTATGCCTACAGTATAACACAATTTTAAAAGAAACACTACTTCCACGCTTGAATAATGCTAACGTTTTCGCTCATTCTAGGAGACGGTTCGCTATACACCCCACTCACCGAATCCAAAAATGCGAGGCATTGTACTTTACTCATCTTATCTAGCCCTTGCAATTGCTTTTCTGGCTTTCTGAGAGTTTTCGATTTAGCCTGCGAAACGCCGTGGAAGGATGCCCCCTTGGCATAAAACCCTTCTGCTGATTCAAAATACATTAGTTTTCTATACTTGTGATTGTACATTAAGGCATACTTGCAACCTATAACTCTTTCAGGACGAATGGCAACGGTTCCGGGGTATTCTGGGTCTGTCCGAACTGCTATATCCTTCACTTGTTTAGTTGCGGGAACTTGCGTTTTGGGTTTTGAATGAACCGCCTTAACTTCAATTATCGAATTTAGCCATTTCAGTAGTGTCTTGACGTGTGTTAATGACGGATAGCATTTCTTGTATTCTGCGTCTAACAAATGTACTTTGTCGAGATAATCAATTTCCCGTTTAATCGCAACTATCACAAGTTTCCTTTGCCCAACAGGCATCGTTGCAGGAATCGTATATTTTGATAGCTGAATGTACGTCTTATCGGTCGCCCAATAGTTCGCCATCAGCGCGTCTTCGAAAATACTGATTTCATGAACGACTGCGACAGGTGTAGTCAACAGTTTTGGAAGTTTTTGGACTTGTAGTTCTTTCTCAACCTTCACAGCCTTTCTTTGCGAAACATGCTCTACCCACTCATCATACCTACGCCGAATTCTCAATTCTAACTCAGGCGTACTGGGAATTCCTCGCTGTATAACTCTACATAAGAACCCAATGTTTCCAACGTAAAACCCGGCAGTTGTGGGAATTGGAAGTGCGTTCCTAACAATCCACTCTTCGAACCACATTTTTGATTCGTCCGCGCCTTTATTGATTGAGTACCAATTCAACGCTGTAATGATGTCTGTTTCTGATGTAAATTTTGGTTCTGCGTCCATGTTTGTATGATATATTTACGATTTTGTTAGTTTAACAATAACTTAACTTTTAAGTTTAGATAATATCTGTACCAATAATTCCTCTATATTTTGTTGTCTGGTTTCGATTGTTTGAAACCTGGCTTCCATCAAACTTAGCTCAGATTTTTTATGGGCAGTGAGTGCGTGATAAGTTTTCATATACTCATCATAGGCATCTTTGTCAGTCATAACAACTGCCCCGGAGTTGGGGTCTCTAGCCAACTCCGGCCTATCTTTAACTTGGATCATATAGCAAGAGCGATAGTTCTAACATCTTTAATGGTTGGAGGAATCGCTGAATTAGTTCCCGTCAAAACAATTTTGACCTGATATACTAAGAACGGTGGAAGCTGCCCAACGTCAAAAGTATAGTCGATAAACTCGCCTCTTCTAGAAGCGAAAGTGCTTATGTTGGTATCGAATTTAACCCAAGGGGCTAGATTCATCGCAACTGAGTTTTCGATATTTGCAGTTCGAAAATAAACAGATATCCTATTACCAGCAACAACGTTGCCCGCGACAGTAACTCTTATTGAAGATGCTGGGGACGCCAAGACAACGGATTTTGAAATGTATCTACCTAACGCTGTACCTGCAGCAGGTAATAGTTCAGAATCTAACGCCGGATTGTTCAATATATGACTAATGGAAGTCAGTCCGATTTTGTTCGTATCGACTATCGGAGTAACCATGGAATTAGTCGTACTTAATAAAATCTTTTGCTCCCAAGACTTTGCACCCGCCATAGACTGCGCTTCGTTTGCAGCGGATGCAATTACTCTAGGAACGTCAAACACTAAATCCACGTTTGGGGTGTAATTTATCCAGGCACCGTCTTTCTGGTACATCACATCAGAACCACCCACATGCTGCCCCGTAGTTGAGCGATACTGATATTGCACGGAAGTTCCTGTCAGTGCTTCCGAACCACATATAGGATGAAGTACGTCTGCTTTAGAATTCTTAGAAACTTCAACGGAACCAATGTTCCATGTGCCACTAGACGTCGCACTTTTTCCAGCGACAAAGGTGAACCCGTATTCATCAACCGAAATTACTTTCTTGACACCCGATAGATCCGTTTCTACAAACCCGCCAACCACTGTATTTTTGAAAAGTAGGTTTGCATAAGACCACCAAGTCGCTGGAGTATTACTATCCACGCCAAACCCATGTTCTGGAAATTCCAAATACACATTTGGTGAACCGGCAACTGTAGTTAAAATCTGCCCGCTTACTTCAACTACAGGCGGATTAGCTGCGGAAAACGTAAATTGAGCAGATGTAACAAAATCGGCTCGATAAACCCTAAATGCCAAATCTGACATTTGGTCGGCAGTCCACGTTGTCCCATTTTGTGACATGAAGAACGAGCCTAGATGTGGCTGCTTAGAAACGGCCGCAGGGGTAGTGAAAACATTGCTAGTTGATCCATTGACTGGGTCGTATAGCAACTGGTTCTGGCCCAGCGTGCAAATGTACGCGTTATAGCTTTGGCTATTAGACATCAATACGATCGCATAGTCAACCATATTATCAATATATAGTGGAGTGTCTAGCCTAAAAAATGTCGGCTTATCCAACCCGACAGTGATATTTGCTGGAGTCAACGCTACAGATCGTAAAACCTTCAATCCTGGATATCCGTTATTACTATCGCGAATCTGTAAAGTTAGTGGAATTGTAGCGTCTTTAGATTGCAACCACACTTCGACCCCAGTAACAAAACACCCGGTCGATGATGTAGTTTCTACGCGGAATGTTTGAGCAATCGGATCGCCCCACGGAAACGCAACGACTAGGCTTGCAGAAGAACTATTGACCGTAGATGATTGAGACACCACACTTGAATTCGTAGAAAATAAGCTCGTTACGTTCGTTTGCTGACGAGTTTCTAATATACCTTTTGCGGTATATGTTGTAAACCCCATCGAAGTCCAATTCCCATTATCCGTCGTGGCGTCTGTTATTCTAAAAATTCGTTCGCCAGTTTTAAACATTCCGGCAGGAATTGTAAAATACCCTGTAGCAAAACCACTTTCGTCAGTAACTAATGAAGTTCTGTCAGCGTCATTTACAGACACTAAAGACGATGCTGAATTAACTAGGTCATACTTACCACCAACCCTAGTTAATCCGACCACACTGAGCGCGGGCACAAATTTAGAACCCCACACAGAAGTAACATACTGATCAACGTTTTGCCCATCGAAAAATACGTGATGTTTACAGAAAGGTCTTAGCCCCGTACACGTAAACATCACAGTCTTAGTTCGTATATAAGGGATATCAACAGTCTTTAATAATGATTCGTACGAATCTGTTGCGGTGGTATATGTGGTAGCAACAATGGTGGAGATTGTGTTGTTTTCTGTAACTCTCCATATACCATATACATTCAAATACCACGTATATGGAACCCACGTATATGAAGGATACCATCTTCCTCCAGACATGTATCGACTAACAACTAAACGCTGGGATGTGAATGGCATACTTCTCCATTCCCATCCAGTTTGTCTAACTGTGGTTACTTGAGAGTAAGTCGTTGTATAAACTGTGTTGCTGTTAAACGACCTGCCTAGATATGTAATGTCTGCCATTTTATTTTTGCCCTGCTAATGTGATGTTTACTGCTGGTAGTCTGTCTATATCAGTCCAAATGTCAACATTTGGGCTTAATTTAATTGTTCCCGCCCACACGAACACTGCAAATGGATTGACATTCTTTGTTGTTGTAATATACTTCTGTTCCGTCAGTAAAACTTCGTTCCACGGCAACATAAGCAAATTACCATTTACGCCATTTGACGTTGATTGTGCCGAATCTAACACCAATTCCAAATTATCTTGACTGAACGTAACATTCCCAGTACCTAAAGTCGGATCGATAGTCATCATATACTGCGAATCGCTGATATCAGAACCAGCATACGATTTGAAATTGTCAACCGAGAACCCTAATTTCATTCGAGTGAGACCTGTAGTTGCATCAACGATCTGCAAATCAGAAACTTTCTTCTCTAAAAGATTTAGTGCCGTATATTCTTCTAGTGCTGTAATACGTCGCTCTAGGTTAGATATATCTTTCATGGTGTACCCTTTGTAATCGTAGCGTTTCACCATTACATCAGATAGTTGAAGAGTGTACGCGGGAATCACAACATCGTATAGCTTGATCTTGTCGGCAGTCTCTGCAACATTTGGTGGGGCTGGCGTTTCACTCGGAAGACCTTGCAGAACAGATATTTTTCCGTCACTGTGAGCATAAACGGTATCGACTCGAGATAAATAATTTTGAAATTTAAAGGATACTGTAGTCCCAGGGCGTAGCGTCGAACCGCTGGTCGGAAATGCGCTGTAAGAAGTTGCATTCGCCTTTAATACTACACCTGTGATGATAAGCAGATTGGTTCTAGACGCGCTTATAGCAGAATTCACTACAAATGTCGTTGGCGATAAAATTTGAGACACAGTTCTAATACCGTAGCTCCCAACGATCATGACATCGCCAACACTCAAGCCGGACGTGTTAAACCCAGAGTCTGTAATTGTAACTGTCGTTGAATTTGCTACGGTAGATCCTATAAATTCGCAATATCTATTATTTGCAACTGGGCGGTAATCAATCGCGTCTGTCAAGTATAGACCATTCCCACTTTCGTCTCTGTAAGCTGGAATCTGAGAATAATTCATTCCTGCATAACTATCAACGGTGAAAATATCTCCAGAGGAAGTTTCGCTAGAAAAATATGTAAATGTAATCAACAAGTTTCCAGTAGGCGCACGCTCTCCACCTTTCAACGCGATAAATGCCTGACCACAATACCCGTCCTGCTGCCCCCCACTAAAATTATATCTTACAGTAATATCTGTGCCGGAGGAAGACGCGGGAGTTGACGGGCTACCCGAATCATAGACGGATAACAGTGTATAACCGTCAGACTTTCCTAACATGATTTTGCTTGCACTAATGTACGAACTATTTACAGTTAAGCTAGTTGTTAGAAGTGTTTTTGCTCTTTCCGCAACTAACTTCTTCAGAACTGAAGTATATACGTCTAGCGTCTCATTCGCATACATAGAACCAAACTCTAGCACGATTTGGTTAGCAGTGGTTCCAGGACGAATAAATCCGTTTGTTGGTAAGAATTTCTTTGTACTTCGTTGATACACATAATACGCGGTGTTGGAGTACCAATAGAATTCTTCATTTGTAGAACATGATAAGGTTGCACTGCCTGTCGAATCTAACACCACCGAATTAAAAATTCTAGAAACAACTGTGTTTGTGGTTATTGCATTCGTTCCGGACAATCTAAGAGTTTTTACAAAATTTGCAGGAATTTTGCTAATCTGCGATTTATCTAAACGGTCCGCCATCACAGATCTCGAATTTGCTTGCGCGGAAGCATTTGGTGCTGGAGAACACCAATTCAGAGCACTACCCGTTGGTATATCAATTCTAGCGGGCGAAGTTAATGTGATTGACGTCGATGTAGGTGTTGGGACAGAATCTACAGTTCCTACTAGAACGTTGTTATAATACAAGCTCGACCCGGCTGCTGTTGGTAGGGAACTTCCAGAAATTACAGTCGACACGCCCGCTAAAATCGGAAGGTTAATCGTCCCAGTGGCCACCATTTTTGAAGGAATTGTTAATAAGTCCGTTGCTAGTGGGATTTCATCCCAATAACTATTTCCAAATCGTTTGGTGTATAGGGTGGAACCGTCGTTCCGATATACCACAGCTTTATTATCAGTTCCACCATACACGGTTAAACCTTTAGAGAACGCACCACTAACAGAAGTTACACCATATTGAGACAAGACACTTGAAGTGAATAATGTAGTTCCTGTAGAATAATTCACAGCTCTAATCGAGCCGACGTCTTCCGCACTGTATTTATATATCTGAGGTACCATCGTTGCTGGAACCCCCGCATAAACTAACGTCGCTGTACCGTTCGCTACAGACCCAACAGTGTGTGTAGGCCCGGTAGTTCCTGTTATACCAGAAACGGTACATGTGTATAATTTTCCAAGGTATTGAACTTGCTGGTTTGTAAGTATTCTAGTTGAAGCTGTCCATACACTACCAACAGTTGCGTTAGCGACGGTATAGTCCGCACCTGTTGCAGCTACCACACCTCGTGTAACAGAACCGTTTGTTACATACGCTAATCCACTTGCACCCGCTCCATCTCCAGAAACGGTAATTGCTGTTGGTGGGACGAATACGAATTGCTGACCGTACATATTAGGAATCGAAGGGTTGATTGCCTGCGCAAACCCGACAGGTTGAGACGTAGCACAGACGTTATATGTGCTAGTTCCAGTTGCCCTTGCGGGTTCTACGATAGTTCCCGAAGTTGCATTCGCCAATACTGGTGCCGAT